TGCCCCGCCTGTGTTTTAGCAGCGCGAATGCGCTGCAGGCGGGGCAAGTGACTTATAGGTAAGGGTAGGGGAAAAAACAGGCCAGCTTCAGTAGAGACGAGACCTTAAGCTCGATTTCTGCCATACAGAACACCCACGAAACAGTTTGGAAAAAGGCCTCCCTTTGTTGTAAAAAGGTGCACCCCGGGGGTATATTTGCAACTTATGAAACCTACGAAGCTTTCTGTACCTACAGACGTCGAGGCCGAGCAGCTCCGACTCGAGCTCCGTCTCAAGCAGCTGGAAGCCCGCGAAGCGTGCACCTCGAACTTCCTTCCCTTCTGCCAGTACGTCTGGCCGGAAATGCTTGTCGGGGATCACCACCGGATCATTGCCGAGGCGTTTGATCGGGTGGTTGCTGGCAAGTGCAAGCGCCTGATGATTGCGATGCCCCCGCGCCACGGAAAAAGCCAGATGGGCAGTTATCTGTTCCCCGCCTACCTGATGGGCCGTCGCCCCGATGCAAAACTCATTGTTGGCTCGCACACAGCGGAGTTGGCGCAGCGGTTTGGCCGGATGATCCGAAACCTTGTCGACCATGAGTCGTACAAGGAGCTCTTCCCTGACATGAAGCTTGCAGCGGACAGCAAGGCGGCTGGCCGGTGGGCCACGGCCCACGGAGGGGAAGCCTTTTTCATCGGTAAGGGTGGCGCGATGACTGGTCGTGGTGGTGACATTGTCATCTTGGACGACATCTTGGACGAGCAGGACGCGCTGTCGGAGACGGCGATGGAGAACACGTGGGAGTGGTACACCTCGGGTCCGCGCCAGCGCTTGCAGCCAAACGGCGCGATCATCGTGATCAACACGCGGTGGAAGACCGATGACTTGTCTGGCCGCCTGATCCACCAGCAGGGGTACTTGAAGTCTGACCAGTGGGAGGTGATTGAGTTCCCGGCGATCCTGCCCTCGGGCAATCCGTTGTGGCCCGGGTACTGGAGCCTTGACGAGTTGGAGAAGGTCAAGGTCTCGATTGGCATGAAGAAGTGGCAGGCGCAGTGGCAGCAGCAGCCGACCAACGATGAGGGCGCGATTCTGAAGCGCCACTGGTGGAGGAAGTGGACGCAGGGGTATGTCCCGCAGTGCGAGTACATCATCCAGAGTCTGGACACGGCGTACTCGAAGAAGGAGACGGCGGACTACTCTGTCATCTCGACGTGGGGGGTGTTCACACCGGACGCGGACTCCGGCCCCAGTCTGTTGCTGCTGGGCGTGCAGCGCGGTCAGTGGGACTTTCCTGAGTTGAAGCGCGTTGCGCGCAACGAGTACCAGTATTGGAATCCCGACAATGTGCTGATCGAGGCCAAGGCAAGTGGCATGTCGTTGCAGCAGGAGTTGCGTCGGATGGGTGTTCCTGTGACGCTGTACTCCCCGGGTGGTCGGCGCTCTGGTCAGGACAAGGTGAGTCGTGCGAATGCTGTTGCGCCCTTGCTGGAATCGGGTATGATCTGGTATCCTGAAGGTGAGGAATGGGCCGAGGAACTGGTAGAGGAACTAGCCGCGTTCCCGAATGGCAGCAAGGATGACCAAGTGGACAGTGCTGTCATGGCTTGGCATCGTTTCCGGCAGGGCAACTTTATCTCGCTGCGCGATGACTTCTTCGACGATGATCCGGTCGAGGAAAAGGTGATGGAGTACTACTGATGGCCGAACCTGCACCTCTTGACGATCTGACCGAAGCCGTTCTCTTTGCCGAGAGCAGTGGTCGGCGGTTCAATGCCAAGGGGGAGTTGCTCGAGGGCCCGAAGACTCGTCATGGGACCGCCAAGGGTGAGATGCAGGTGTTGGACACCACCATGCGCAAACCCGGATATGGCGTGGTGGGTGCGCGGGACAGTTCTCCTGACGAGCGCGCCCGTGTGGGGCGGGACTATCTGGCTGCGATGGTCAATAAGTACGGCGATCAGACGGCGGCCCTTGCTGCGTACAACTGGGGTCCGGGTAACACGAACAAGTGGCTGGAAAAAGGCGCGAAGTTCAGCGATTTGCCCCTCGAGACGCAGAACTACATCACTGGAATTCGCGCGCGGATGGCGAAACGCGCTCCGGCCACCCCGGCAGAAACAACCGTCGCTGTGACGCCCGCGCGCATGAACCCCAATCTGCAGGCGCAGGGGGAAAAGGCCGCTGCAACGCGCGCCGGGGCCACGCCCAAGGCCGCCACCCCACAGGATTTGCTGTCCTCTGCCAGCCAGTATGGCCCGGACTATCAGGCGGCGCTGGCGCTGGCCGCGCTGGGCGATGAGGACGATGATGAGGAGTACACCACCAAGTCGGGCGAGCCGCTGGTACGGGCGCGCAGCATGCTCGATGAAATGGCTGCCGCGCCTGCCCCGACACCGGTGGTCGCATCGCTGGACCTCAAAGCCGCAAACCCTTTTGCTGCACTGCAACCGAAAGGAGGTGGTCCTGTTCGTTTGGCCATGGGTGGCGTGGTCGAGCCCATCACTCCGGCCGGATTTGAGGTGCAGTCCCCGTTTGCCAACTCCGCCAATCCGACGGTGGCCAGCATGGCGGGAAATGTTCCACGTGGAACAATGCCGGGGACGAACCCGGTGTTCCGCGCCGATGGCAGCCCCGAGCAGGGCGAGACCCCGGCGCGCAGCACGTGGGAGTCGTTCAAGGAGCAGACCAAGTCATTTGGCAAGGGCGTGGCGGATTTGCCCTATGCGATCGTTGGTGCGCCGGTGGATATTGCGACGTTCATCGGCCGCAACGTGCCCGGTATCAGCAAAATCCTGCCCGGGATCAACCAAGAGCAGGTAGGTAGCACGGAGTACCTGAAGCGCCAAATGGAAAACGCCGGGCTGCGCGAACCTGCGCCCACGCAACCCAATCTGAAGGCCGCCTATGAGGCGGGATCAATGCTGTCATCTTTTGCGTCGCCCACGGGCGTTGTCCTCGGCGCGCGGCGCATGATCGGTAAAACGGGAGAAGCGGCCAAGGCGCTGCGGGAAATGCCCGCACAGGAAGCGGCTGTGGCGCGCACAGAGCCCCCTGTCGCCCGGGCAGAGGCTGTTCCGGCCCGTCCGGTTACCGCACAGGCTGCGGCCCCGGAGCCTCCTGCTGTCGTGCCGGAGCCTCCTGCTGTCGTGCCGGAGCCGCCCGTGGCGGCTGCGCAGCCCACGGTATCGCGCCAGATGCTGCAGGCCATGCCGGAAGTGCCCCCGGCCCCTGCTGCTCCGGCCATGCCCAAGTGGGATGAATTGATGCTGCACGAAAAGGCCGAGCGCCCGTTTGTCAGCAAGCTGGAGATGCATGTTGATCAGATGCAGGGCAAGACTACGCCCGAGCAGTTCCTCAACAGCCTCAAGGGCAAGTTCCGTGAGCACGAGATTGCACGGGCGCAGGAGGCGTTGGCTGATGTTGCGCCGGGCACGAAACTGACTGGGCAGGAGATCGGAGCGCGGCTCGCGGACCTGTATTCCCCGCGCGGATGGAAGACGGAAATCAAGGAGCCCAAGAAAGGGGCTTATTACTCTGGCCATGACAATCCGTACCCGGGCGAGGCCATCGGTGCAATCAATCTGTTGGAGCGGACAACCCCTGCCATGCAGGAAGTGGAAAAAGCCGTTTCGCAGATTTCTCACTATCGGTTGATAGAGAGAGTCAACACGTCTGAAGCGCAACAAGGAATGCAGCAGCTGGAAGCGCTTTTGCAGGGGCCCTATGGGAAGAACATTCCCTCTGGCCAAAAAATGCTGGAAGACCTGAAGAACCTTCAGCAGCAAATGCGCAACACAAAAACTATCGCGTTGAATAGCGCGATGCGCAAGATTGAGTACCCGATTCTTGATGAGGGGTACTACCCCATACGCGACAAGTTGATGCAAACGTGGTCTGCCGGTGATCCCCCTATCTCATCGTCTGCCCAGCATGAAATACAGAGGCAAGGATTGAGGCAGCTGAATCAATTACTAGAAACAAACTCAAGAACAAAATTCCGATTTAAAGAATTAAATTTGTCCGGTAAAGAGCTGGAATCAGCCCTACGGCGACAGCAAAGCACGCTTTTCACCCTTGATGATGAAGCAAGAGCAAAAAGACGTGTCGAACAACTTATGAAACAAGAAAGACCGTTGATCGAGGAGATGGAAGAACGGGGCCGCAAGATACTGGAGCCCTTCGAGGCGTTTAAAGCGCGGCATGGTGTTTATAAAGGACAGCATTCAGGTATTGCTTCGGAAAACCCGATTGGTTTCTCGCGGTTCGTGGAGATTCCTGCAATCATCCCGGGACAGGGGCAGACACAGGCGATGCATGTACTGGAGCTGCAATCGGATCGCTTGGATGATCTGCGCACGTTGGGACGGCTTGGCTCGGGCGTGGAAAAAGATCGCGAACTGATCAGCAAGCATGATGCAGCCATCGAAAAAATTCTGGAGCCGTATGCAAAGGGTTCTTCCGTGCGGAACGATCTGGAAAGGGCACGCAGCTTCATGCTGCAAGAGCTGTCCTTAACAAGCAAGTCGTCCGAAGGTCAAACACCCATGGATAGGGTGTTGCAGATGGTGGATGAGTCAGACCCGATGCTTCAGGATGCCTTGCAGAAGATGCTCAAGGAAGTCAAAGCACAAATCCCGGCAAAGCGTCGTGTGACGAAGAAAGGCACGCCATACAGTACGCGCGAGTCTTTTGCTGGTATGGAGCACAAGCCGCAAGAGATACAGCAGCTGCTGATCAAGAACGCCATCAATGGTGCGATGGAGCGCGGCCTGACAATGGTCAGCTTCCCCTACACAGAATCGAAAGAAGCGCAGTTGTATCGCAATGTGCCCAACAACATCAAACAGGTCATCAAAGACCTTGGCGGCGAAAAGGCGGGCTTTGAGTTCTTGGCAGTTGAGCACAAAAACGGTTTGACAGGCAAGACATACATCTCGCCCGCAATTCGCTGGAGCAACGAAACTGCTGACCGGTTGCGTCAAACGGGCATCCCATTCAAAAATGGCGGGCTGGTTGAGCGTAAGATAGACGACAACCGCACCTACGTGTAAGGACGACCATGTCAATCGACAAGGCATTGAACGAGATCAGCGCAGGTGATGCGCTGGAGATGATGGACAGCGAAGGCCCGGACATCGAGATCATTCTCGATGAGGACGGTGGCGCGACCGTTGAGATTGGCGACGACGAGGAAATCTCGTTCGATGCCAACCTTGCCGAGGTGGTGGACGATGCGGAACTGGGCCACATCAGCTCCGAGCTGATGGTCCTGTTTGATGCCGACAAGACTTCGCGCGGCGAGTGGGAGCAGCAGTACTCCAAGGGCCTCGAACTGTTGGGCTTCAAGTACGAAGAGCGCACCAAGCCGTTCAAGGGCGCATCGGGCGTGGCGCATCCCATGCTGTCTGAGGCCGTGGTCCAGTTCCAAGCGCAGGCCACCAAGGAGCTGATGCCTGCCTGCGGGCCGGTTCGCAGTCAGGTGCTGGGCAAGGAGACGGTGGAAAAGCTCCAGCAGGCCCAGCGCGTCTCTGATTTCATGAACTACCAGATCACCACGGTGATGGAGGAGTACACGCCGGAGTTCGATCAGGCGATGTTCTACACCGGATATGGCGGCTCGACCTTCAAAAAGGTCTACTACGACTACCAAAAGGAGCGGATGGTCAGCAAATTGGTGCTGCCAGACGACCTGTACATCCCCTATGCGGGCTCCAGCGTCATGTCGGAGTGCCCTCGGATCACGCACCGCATCGCGATGAGCGATAACGACTACCGAAAGCGCGTCTACTGCGGTGAATACCTCGATTTGAACCTGCAACCGAGCCCGCAACCGGCCATTCCGGACCAAATTGGCGAGCGAATCGACAAAATTTCGGGGATTTTGCCCTCAACGGAGACCGAAGAGCTGTTTTTCCTCGAGTTTCAGGTCGATTTGGACCTCCCGGGCTTTGAAGACAAGGATGAAGACGACGAACCGACCGGCATCAAGCTGCCATATGTCGTCACAATCGAAGAATCGCAACAGAAAGTGGTTGCCATACGTCGAAATTGGCGGGAAAACGACCCGAAAAAGCAGCGCAAGCAGTATTTTGTGCACTACACGTTCATCGAGGGCCTCGGTTCGTATGGCTTGGGCCTTGTTCACCTGATTGGTGGCCTGTCACGGGCCGCGACGGGTGCTTTGCGCCAGCTGTTGGACGCTGGAACGCTCGCCAACCTGCCTGCGGGCTTCAAGGCCAAAGGCGCGCGGATCATGAACGACGATGTGCCGCTGCAGCCGGGCGAATGGCGCGACATGGATGCGGGTGGCGCGGAGTTGACCACCCAGATGCTGCCGCTGCCGTACAAGGAGCCGTCGCAGACGCTGTTCCAGCTGCTGGGCTTCTCGGTGGAAGCGGGTCAGCGCTTGGCCAACACGGCAGACATGCAGGTGGGCGATGGCAACCAATATGCGGCAGTGGGCACCACGATTGCATTGCTCGAACGGGGCTCGATGGTCATGTCGGCGATTCATCGTCGGCTGCACTATGCCCAAAAGATCGAATTCAAGCTGCTGGCCGAGGGTTTTGCAGCGTACCTGCCGGATGAGTATCCCTATGACGTGCCGGGTGCCTCGCGGACAATCAAGAAGAAGGATTTTGACAACATGGTGGCGGTGCTGCCCGTTGCCGATCCCAACATCTTCTCGACCGCGCAGCGTGTGACGCTCGCGCAGACGCAGTTGCAGCTGGCGCAGTCCGCGCCGCAGATGCACAACATGTATCAGGCCTTCTATCGCATGTACTCGGCGATGAACATCCGTGATATCGACAGCATCCTGCGTCCGCAGCGTGTGGGCATGCCCAAGGACCCGGCAACCGAGAACGCGGACGTGTTGGACGGCATGGACCTGAAGGCGTTTGCTGGCCAGTTGCACGATGCGCACATCGTTGCGCACCTTGTGCAGGGCATGTCGCCGATTCTGCAGGGCAATCCGATGGCAGCGCTGTCGCTGCAAAAGCACGTGCTCGAGCACATCCGTCTGAAGGCCGAGGAAGAGGTCGAGGCCGAGCTCTTCCGTCAGTACGGCGTCGATCCGGACAGGCTTGTCTCCGCCATGCAGCGCGAAGCGATGGTCGCAACCAAGGTTGCCGATCACATGCAGAAGCTGCGTGAACTGCAGCAGCAACTGTCGGGCGAAGCGAACCAGACCGATCCGTTGGTGCAAGTCAAACAGATGGAAATCGAGTCGCGGGCCAAGACGGATCAGGCCAAGCTCATGCTGGACGAGAAGGAACTGCAACAAGACGGCGCGTTGGAGCAGCAGAAGATTGCCTCCACCGAGCGAATCGCAATGCTTCGGGCCATGCCCGCTTTTAAAGGAAATTCAAATGCCTCTCAAAAAGGGAAGTAGCAAGAAGGTCGTCAGCACCAACATCAAGGAGCTGATGAACACGGGCCGTCCGCAAAAGCAGGCCGTTGCGATCGCACTGAAGACTGCGGGCAAGAGCAACCGCATGGCAAAGGGTGGCATG